CATATGATTCTAAAATTCCTGGAAGAGTAATTTGGGCAAGTAGTGCTGACAGAGGATTGCATATGTTATTACAAGAATGGCATAAAATAAAAGCGGCTGCTCCTCATGCTCATTTAAAGATATTTTACAATTTTGCTTTCGGAGATTTCATTAATTATGAAGATGCAAATAATCCATCTACTGATGAATTGGCTCAAAGAGTAAGGTATATGTTGAATATGATTAATAGATTAAAACCATTAGGTGTTGAACTAGTTGGGTCCGTATCCAGAGATCGTATTAATAAAGAAATGTCTGAAGCTGAAGTATTAGCATTTTCTTGTGATACAAGAACTTTTACAGAAGGTTTTAGTATTGCAACATTAGAGGGCTGTGCTGCAAAAGCTTGTCCAATAATTTCTGATGTAGATGCATTAGGCCAAATTTATGGTGGAATAGTTCCTATGGTTAAATCACCAGTTAGACAAAATATTCAAGATTACACAAATCTTGTTATTAGAGCTTTAACAGATGAAAATTTTAGAAATGAAACCAATAAAAATGTTTTCCAGTTTGCTAAAGATAGAACGTGGAAAATTGTGACTGGACAATTAGAAGAAGTAATCATTGCTAATCGCAATAAATAATGGATTAAAATGGAAGATAATAAATTCTTAAAGGTACCAACTGGAAACTGGACTATTCCTGATACGTGGGATTTTGAAAAGTTTCCATTAGATTTATCTGAAAATCAGATGCAAGCATTAATTATAACGATATGGAAACAATATATACTTCATGATGAGATAATGCTTGGTCTTAAATTTCTAGAAAATGCGCCATATATTGTTAGAAATACATCAGATACTCTTAAAGCTATTAATGCTACCAAAGGAATGTTAGCTTGGCTAGATAGTCCTAGTTTATCTCAAAAACATAATGCTCCAGAAAACCCTACTGTTGAAGTCGGGGCAATTTTACCTCATCCTCTTAATGGACAGCAAGGAGCTAGATTTGATTCTATAGTAAGATTTCTAGAGCCTACTACACCTGATAATCCAAAATCTATTTTAGATTTCGGGTGTTTCGATGGTGCTTTTACAAATCGTTATGCTATGCTTGGTTATAAAGTAACTGGTATCGATTTAGTTAAAACATCAATAGATTTAGCTAATCGTAAAGCTAGAGAATTTAATACTGGTGCAGTTCATATTGAATCTTATTTTCAAGATGTTGCTAATAAGATTCCACATGGTACTATAGATTGTGCTACAAGTACAGAGTCATATGAACATTTGCGTAATCCAGTTGAAGATATGTTTTTACCAGCTAAAAAGGTGTTGAAACCTACTGGCAAGTTTTTAGTTAGTACTCCTCATGGCGCCCATTTCAGAGGCAAGTATGTTCCTTGGGCCCATCCTTGGATATGGGACGAAAAAGAGTGGTTAGGACCGAATCCAAGAGCACATTTAATAGCCCCTGATGTTTGGACACTTGCATCACATTTTAGAGAAGCTGGATTTTGGGTAAAGAATAGTTTCGTAATACCATCTTCTTTTCCAGAGGTAGATGGTCAAGGCAATGTGTTCGGTGAGGCACTTATGACAGCACCTGGAAGTTATCCTGGACTTAATATAGTATTTTTCGTTGGTAATACTGGTAAGGAATGGAGTCCATTTACTTTAACTGACGCATCTGCTGAAGAAAGTGTTGCAACTAGTATTGCCAATAATTTAGCTTCACAAGGTAATAAAGTAAGCCTATATACTTCATGTGGTCGTTGGGGAGAAGGTATATATAATGGTATCGAATATTACCAAACTGAAAAATATCAAAATTTAGATTGTGATATTTTATTTATATCTAAAAACGGATTATCAGTTGATAGCTCAACAATAAAAGCAAAAGTGAAGTTAATAATATGACTAATAAAGATTATACTAATTCTGTTGAAAAAAATCATTACCCAACGAATCCGCTCGTTCCATTAGATAATCCATTTGTAGATGAACGTGGAGCTATTCAGAATTTACTCAATACTCCCATGCAGTGCGCGTCTATTATTACCAGCAAAAAAGGTTCAGTTAGATCTAATCATTGGCATAAAACTGATTGGCATTATTTATATGTTATGTCAGGATCTATGGAATATTACGAGCGACCCGTAGATATGGATTATGATATAACTCAAAAACCACTGATAGTGAGTGCAGGGCAAATGGTATTTACACCACCCAATGTAATTCACAAAACGATATTTATTGAGGATACTGTTTTGCTTTCGTTTTCAAAACGAAACAGAGATCACGAAAGTCATGAATCGGACGTAGTAAGAAAAGAGTTTTAATATGGAAAATGGAAATCATATTATTGAATGTTTATTATGTAATGGATCTTTAAAAGAAATATATAATTTTGGAGCAACTCCATTAGCTAATGAATTTTCAGAATATAAAGACTACATTAGCGATGATAAATTTGATTTAACATTAGTTAATTGCAAGAATTGCAATCATGTACAATTAAATTATATTGTAAATATGGAAAGATTATATAGAGATTATTTATATGTATCTTCTACATCATCAATAAATAAAAAGCATTTTCAAGATTATGCAGAAAATATAATTGAAAAATATCATCCAAAATCTATTATTGATATCGGAAGTAATGATGGATTGTTTCTTTCTTTTTTTAAAGAAAAACACATTTTGGTGGCTGGAATTGATCCTGCAGAAAATATAGCGAAAGAAGCAAATGGAAACGGAATTACAACTTTTGCAGAGTTTTTTAATTTAGAATTTGCTAAAAAACTTACATCGAATAATGTTAAAAATCCAAATTACAAAAATATGTATGAATTTAAAAAAGTAGATGTAGTTACATGTAATCATATGTTTGCCCATAATCCTAATCTAGAAAATATCGTTATGGGAGTATTAGAATTATTAAATACAGATGGCATATTTGTTTTTGAAAATTCATATTTATTATCTATATTAGATAATAATTTATTCGATCTTGTATATCATGAGCACATGCATCACCATTCTGTTACAGCATTAGCCAAATTTTTACGAAAATTAGGTTTAAAAATATTTGACGTAATTCATTTTCCAAATCAACATGGTGGATCTATAAGAGTATTTACTTGCCGCAATTCTTCAAAAAGAAAAGTTGAAGATAGCGTATATGAGGCTTTTGAAAAAGAAAAAAATATTGTTTCTAAATTAGAAAAATTTAGTGAAAAAATCAAACAGTCCGCAAATGTTTTTCAAAACACTTTAAGCAAATATAGTGATAAAAAAATACATTGCTATGGCTATGCTGCCAAAACCACCACTTTATTTTATACATTTAAAATAAAATCAGGACAAATAGAATTCTGTTATGAGGACGCTGAATTGAAACAAGGCAAATTTAGTCCCGGATTACATATTCCTATTGTGCCAGTTAAAGAGCTATATAATAAAAATCCCGATGTAATTATCATAGGCGCATGGAATTTTGCTAAAAACATTATAAAAGTTCATAGAAAATTTGTTGATGATGGCGGAATATTTATAATTCCTTTGCCAGATATTGAAGAAATAAACAAAGATAATATTGATGAATATTTAAGGGATAAATGATAAATACAATCTATATATTAATGATAAAATATATGTTGGGCAAACTTGGCAATCATTAAATGAACGCTGGCGTAATGGTATGGGTTATCGTGGATGTCATAAAATTGAAAGAGCCGTTAAAAAAATATGGTAAAGATAATTTTTATTATAAAGTTCTAACGTTTTGCTCAACACAGAGCATTGCAGATTATTATGAAACATATTTTATTGAAAAATATAATAGCGTTAATAAAGGGTATAATATATGTATAATTGGAACCAAAAGCCCAATGTTTAAAAGAAAGCATTCTGAAAAATCAAAAATAAAAATGTCAAAATCTAGAAAGGGAACTTTTGTTGGAAATAATAATCCATTTTTTGGCAAGTTTCATTCTGAAAAATCAAAAGAAAATATTAGTAAATCTATAAAAGAATATTATGAATATAATACTCATCCATGGACTGGTAAATTTCATAAAAATTCAACTAAAAAAAAGCTTTCAGAAATTGGTAAAGGTCAAAGAAGGTCAATTAACACTGAATTTAAGTCTGGTAAAGTTTGGGAACCAAATAGCAGCACAAAATTAAATATAGATATTACAAATAATATACGCAAAGACCATGCAGCAGGAATGCTTGGAATTGAAATTGCTGTTAAATATAAATTATCGAGAGCTTCAGTTAGTAGAATACTTAATGATAAGGCGTGGTTAAAATGAAAAAAATTTTAATAACTGGAGTTTTGGGATTTATTTTTTCTAATTTTATTGAATGGGCAATTGATAAATATCCTGAATATACATTTATTGGTATTGATAAAGGAATCGCTTCATATAGTTTAAAATCTATTTTTAAACATCCTAGATATAGATTTTATCTTGGCGATGTGGCGGATCAAGTATTTATAAACAATGTATTTAAAATTGAAAATCCAGATTTTGTTATTCATGGGGCTGCTGAAAGTTTTGTAGATGACAGTATAAGAGACATAAAACCATTTTTACATTCCAATGTGCTTGGTACATCATGCATGATAGAAGCATCATTAATATATAATATTGAAAAATTCTTATATATAAGTACTGACGAAGTTTATGGTCAATTACAAATTGGAGAAAAATCATGGGATGAAAATTTTGTTACATCTCCTCGCAATCCATATTCATCATCTAAATTATGTGGAGAGTTAATTGTTAAATCGGCTCATGAAACACATGGGTTACAATATTTAATAACTAGAAGTTCAAATAATTATGGCAAAATACAACCGCCGAGAAATCTTGTGCCAAAAATTATAACACAAACAATAAACAATAAAAAAATACCAATTCATGGTTCAGGTAAAAATTTTAGAGAATGGCTTTATGTAGAGGATAACTGCTCTGCTATAATGAAAGTTTTAGAGAGCGGCGCTCCTAATTCAATTTATAATATTGGATCTGGCGTAGAGATGACTAACCTAGAAATGGTTTCAAAAATTTGTAATATATTAGGTAAAGAGCCCCAAATTGATTTTATTGCAGATCGTAAAGGTCATGATTTTCGTTATTCAGTAGATTGTTCTAGAATAAAACAATTAGGATGGTATCCAAAATATAATATTAATGATGCTTTAGAGAAAACTGTTGATTGGTATTTACATAATATAAATTACTATGAATAATCTCTTACTAATAGGAAATGGTAAATTTGGAAAAAATTATGTAAATACACTTGACAATTTTTCAAATGTTAAATTAACAATAGCCACTAAAGAAAATTGGAAAAATTTAATTGATAATAAGCCTGATGGTGTTCTGGTTTGCACTCAACCAGATAGTCATATAGAAATTGCAAGTTATGCTTTAGAAAAAGATATACCGACAATGATTGAAAAACCATTGGCTTTATCTTTAAAAGAGTGCGATGTGCTTCAAAAATATAAAGCACCTATTTTAGTCAATCATATTCATTTATTTGCTAATGGTTATCAGACTATTAAAAAAGAAGTAACATCATTTACATATATTGAATCAGTAGGCACAGGAAATAATCCAAATAGAACATATTCTAGATTATGGGATTATGGTCCACATGATGTTGCTATGATTTTAGACCTAGCTCAAGAATATCCGAGTGATATTCAATGTTCAGAACTAAATGATAAATTTACTATCAAGATGAAATTTAATGATTTTGAAACCGTTACCAATATAGGTTTTTCTAAAATTAGACAGAGATATTTAAATGTAAATGATACTCATATGTATAATGGTGAAAATGAAACCCCATTAACTACTGCTTTAAATGTATTTATTGATGCTATTAATGGTAAATCAGATTATCGATTGGGCACTAATTTGTCATTTAATATAATGAGAGTATTAGATAAGTGTCAAGAAATATTAGATAACTCTGAGAAACCACAATGAGAGCGCTCGTATTGTCGGGCGGGGGGTCTAAACGGCGCCTATCAAGCTGGTGCGCTAAAATATATTTTAGGTGAACTAGGCGTTGTATATGATGCTTTTTGCGGAGTATCTGTTGGAGCTATTAACTGTTCTTTCTTATCAATGTTTCCCACAGGCAATGAAAAAGAATCTATTGATAAACTCATAGATTTATGGATGCAAATTGATGGCTCAAAAATCTATAAAAGATGGTTTCCATTTGGAAGATTACATGCCCTTTGGAATAAAAGCTTTTATGATAGCTCTCCCATGCAAAATTTTTTGAGATCATTTATTAATTTAGAAAAAATTAGAAATAGTGGAAAATTAGTTAATGTAGGAACAGTATCTTTAAGTTCCGGCAAATATACTATTTTTGATCAAAATTCTGATTATTTTATAGATGCTGTAATTGCTTCAGCTTCATTTCCCGGAATGTTAACTCCAGTAACCTTTATGGACCAACTCTGGACTGATGGAGGCGTCAAAGAGATATCACCAATAAAAAAGGCTGTTGATTTAGGTGCTGACATTATAGACATTATCATAACCTCTCCTAAAACTAGAGTTAAAAGATTCGTTGAAAATCCTACTACAGTAGATGTTTTAAAAAGGTCCTTAGATTTATCTACGGATAAAATTATGGCCAATGATATTGAGAAAGTAGAAATGCACAATATACTGGCTATGGCAGAACTAGAAGATAAAAGATACGTTAAAATCAATATTTTACGACCAGATTATAATTTAATTGAAGATTTACTGGATTTTAGACCAGAAAAAATTAAAGAAATGATGGAAATGGGCTATGCAGATGCTAAATACCGTTACACAATGTAATAATTAAGCATAATGAGCAGGAGATTAGATGCCAACGAATAATTTTCCAGGTATTGGATATACAAAATTAGGTTATGAGCGCAATTTTTTCCAAATTGTTGCTGTTACTGCCACCACTTTTGGTGGCGGATCTGTTGATGGTTATCAACCAGATTTAATTATTACATTCAATACTCAAGGTATACAGTTTCTTAATTTAGGCACAGGAATTGTTGAATTTTCTTTCAATGGAAATACAGTTCATGGTCAATTAAATTCAGCTGATTTGAGTTCTGGTCTAACATTTGATAACAGAGTAGTTAGCAAAGTTTGGCTTAGAGTAAAAGCGGGCAGTTCAGGGCCGATAAACGTATCTGTTAATGCTTGGAGTGCTCCTTAATGAGCGGATTTCATACAGGCAATGGTGGCAGCGCAAGCGGAGCTACAGGTGCTCAGGGACCAACAGGCCCTCAAGGAGCTACTGGTCCAGGTGTATCTGGTGGCACTAGATTAACAACAAATTTCTATTCAACAGTTACTGGTGCTACAGGACCAGCAGCATTAGCGCTTAAATTAACTCCTTCAACTAATTATATATTTGAATCTTTATTACAATTAGGTGGAAATACAGGCGGAATGTTTGTTGGAGTAAATGTGCCAACTGGAGTGCAAGTATTTGCACGTTTTGATGGAATTTCAACAGGTGTAAATGCTGCTAGATCCTCAATTTATACTGGAGCCGGTGCCCCTACTTCTATTTTAGCTCCTTTTGTTTTTAATTCAGGATCTGCCTCTGGTTCAATGTTTGTAGATGGAACAATACAAGTTGGTGCAGGTATTTCAGGCTTATTACAAATGGTAGTTTCTATGGGTGCTACAGGCGGTAGCCCAACAGGTTATATTGGAACAGGCAGTTATTTGTTGTTATATCCAAGTAACTAATATTTGCAAGATATATTACATAGTTAAAGTCATGACAAAAAGTAAGTTAATAAAAAATAAGTGCGAGATTGAGTCTTCTATATTTTGCGTCAATTGTATCAATAAAGATGTATAACCCATTATGGGAAGAAAAAATTATTAATCAAGAAAATTTGTCAAATAGAAAATTGTAATAAAGATATGCGCGCCAAAAGATATTGCCATATACATTATAGAGCTTTTATGAAATATGGTGACCCTTTAATTGTTAAAAGAAATAAAAATGGTGACGGTGGAATTACTGTTTATGGATATAAAAGAATTCTTAAAAATGGTATTAGAGATTTTGAACATAGAATTATAATGGAAGAATATCTTGGACGAAAACTTTTTCAACATGAAAATATTCATCATAAAAATGGTGATCGATTAGATAATCGAATTGAAAATTTAGAACTATGGTCTTCTTCTCAGCCACCTGGACAAAAAATTGAAGATAAAATTAGATGGGCAAAAGAAATATTGGAACAATATAAAGATTATGAATATAAAACTAATTAAAAATAAATGTGAAATAGAATCATGTCAAATTGATATGGTGGAAGCACTACATTTTCATCATATTATTGAGCGTACTATGGTTAATACTACTAATCATCCTTTTAATTTGGCTATACTTTGTGCAGTACATCATGAACTTGTTCATAGTGGAAGACTAAAAATTATAGGAGTATATCCTTCTACTAGGCCACCTAATGGTAGAACATTAATTTATGAATTAGATGGTAAGAGAAATATTAATGGAATAGATAAGCCATACATAGAGTTTAAAAATAAATCATTCAAGTTATGAGGAGTATAAATGGCATCTAATATTGATAAAACATTTCTTAGAGATTTAAAAGCTTCAGGAGATTATCGTGTAGATGCTACTGATCCTAATAATCTAAATAATGCGGTTCTCGCTGAGCAAGAAGCTAGGAAAAGACTGTTAACACATTCCCGTATAGTTGGTTGTGAGAAAGAGATGCTTCTATTATTTGCTAAAGCAGATAAATCTATGAGAGTCTGTACAAATGAAAAAGAAAGAACCGATATGGGAAAACTTTTTGCAATTGAGGTTTATAGATTATTGGGTGGTGGTGGTGAGTTGTATATTAATGGTGAGTTGGTCTGTAAAGACAGATAAAGTTTGAGGAGTTAAGATGAGTGAAAAATTCGTAGGTACTGTAGCCTGGTTCGACCCAAAAAGGGGTTTTGGATTTATTGAATGGGATAAAGAAGGAGTCAAACAAAAAGACTTATTCGTCCATTTTTCCGATGTTTCGTGTGAAGGATTTAAAACACTTTACAAAGGACAAAAGGTTTCTTTTGGGATCGGCACTAATGTGCGTGGAGATCCAAAAGCAACCACTGTTGAAGTATTAAAAAATTAATTATTTCTTAATGAAAATTTGAATTACTTGAATAACTAGACTTATTAGTCCGGTTATGAATAGTACTTGCATTTTAAATATATCTTTACTGATTTCATCTGATTTTTCAATCAATTTATTAGATGTTTCAATAATTTTATCAATTTTCTTATCTTGTTCGACTTGATGTTTTCTAATATCTGATAACTCAGATATTACTTCTTCATTTTGTTCAACAACTTCTGTTTCTATTTCAATAGCTTTTTTATTGACTTCTAGAATTAAATCCAGGTCCCTTTTCTTGACATTATCATTGTTAAGTTTTTCGACCATAGGACACCATTATTTAATAGTTATTTTTAAGTTGTTTTTTGTTCTTTCCTGATTTTAATCTTAGATATGACTTTATCACACTTTTCATTAAGTTTCTTGTAGTCTTCAACCGTAGTATCTTCTAAGTTTTCTAAGTCTTCTAAGTCTTCTAACATGAGTGATTCAGATAAAACAACTGAATCATTTACTGTAGCTGCCAATGTACTAAATCTTTTACGAATCATGTTACACCCTTTTAATCGGTTTGTTATCTAATTCTATAATATCCGCATTATCTTCGGCAAACTGTTCATCTGAAATATTTAATTCATCATAATGCTCTTCTTTAATACTAAGAACTGAGCGCTCTCGGGATGGAATAAAGGTTTCACGATTTAAAGGAATATTAGCTATTAATATTTCAGGAGCTATCTTTCGCACTACTAATTTATCTCTTTTCTTAAAAATAGACCCTGATTCCGAAGATTTAGTCAATTGTTCTAGAGTATATGGATAATGCTTTTTATCCATCAAATTAACAGAAGAAAAAGCTTTAACAGTTAAAGATAGATCCATTAAACTAACATTCATTGAAGAAATATTAGTAAGCCAAAAAGTGGGATCTTCTTTTTTCATAGTCATAGTATAATGTTATCATATTCATAAATTGCCATGAATATTGACGCATCTACTAAGAGGATATATGCATCTAATTTCATCTTATTTCCCAGGACAATTAGCAACAATATTATTAGAAACCAAAAATTCAGATGGTTATAGTGTTGATAGCTCTACTTTGCCTTATATTTCAAATGTATATGGAATTACTTCTACTAGCGGATTCACTACATATGATGGATATTTAAGAATAGATGGATACAATCAACCTCTTACTAAGATTGCAACTGGATTATATTATGGTCAAGTGACATTACCTAAATTAGCGGCTTCAATAGGCTCTTATTTTGTTAATGTTGTATTTACTAATCCAACTAATGGATTTCCAGATACTCAACGATATCAGTTAATTGTTACTGCTCCGTTTGGTAACTTTGGAGTGACTACAGGATAAACATGGTAATCAAAGCTCGTGGTGAATTAATTGACGTAACTGATCAAGTTAATTTAACCGTACAATTTAGAGATATGTCAGGGAACCCGATAGACACGGATTCGTTTCCAACAATTTCTATTGTTCAACCAAGTGGTCTAGTCGCATTAGCGCCAACATCAGCTGGAGTTGCAAGAATAAGTGTAGGTAAGTACTCATATATTTTTAATGTACCTATCAATGGACCATATGGTGTTTTCAATGATATTTGGGTAGGATACGTTAATGGATTCCGCATTCAAACTAATTTTGAATTCATTGTCATTCATACACAAGTACCAGGAATTAATTCTGATGGATACGCTCATTTAGGAGATGATCCAGGCTTTGATTATTCTCAGGCTGCAATTCAAAATATAAATAAATTAATCAAATCATTGAGAGCAAGATTAAATAGCTCCGGTAAAGCTAAATCAGCAGATGCTTTTGGAAACACTATCTATGTAGACTGTGATATTTTCTCAGTTGATATGTTAGTAACTTTCTTATCAACTGCTTTATGGGATTTTAATCAAGTACCGTTTTTTACTTTTTTTCAATTTGATGATGCTAATTTTGTAGAACAATTTGGAGAAATTTTAGTAGAAGGTGCTACGCTTTATTCATTAGCATCTAAAGCTTTAATCGAGCGTGGTCGTGAGTTTCAAATCACAGATAATGGATTGAATTTTAATCCTCCAACTGTATCTGAATTAATGAATACTCAATACAGCACTTTACTTTCTCATTACTGGGAAAAGCTTAAGTATATAAAGAACAGCTTGCGTCCAGCTCCAAGAGGCTTGGGAGTATTCTCTATGAACAGCGGTATGAATCCAGCATTTAAACGCCTTCGTCACATGAGAGAGCGCCGTTTGATCTGATAAATCAAGCACTTACAGTATTTTAAATAAGTTGACGTACTTGGCGCAATGATTAGATTTGCTGATATATGTATTTGTAGGAGATACATATGCGTGGCAAATATATAAAAATTGATAAAGATACGTTAATCAAAACTTACGATGACAATGGGCGTTCAATGCGAGCTGCTGGTAAT